GTCAGGATACACTTTCAGGATCCCATTTAAATAAAAATAAATACCTGGACATCATACTCAAGGAAAAAGCCGGTGACAAGTATGATGAAGCCTGGAGCAGCATCATAGCCAATGATGGAAGTGTACAGCATCTGGATTACCTGGATGACTGGACCAAGGATGTGTTCAAGACTGCCATGGAGATTGATCAGCGCTGGGTAGTACAGCATGCAGCCGATCGTCAGGAGTACATAGACCAGGCACAGAGTTTAAATGTGTTCTTCAGACCCGACAGCCATATCAAATACATACATGCAGTTCACTTCCAGGCCTGGAAACAGGGATTAAAGACCATGTACTATTGCCGAAGCGATAAAATTGCCAAGGCAGACAAGGTCAGTAAACGCATTGAGCGCGAAGTCATCAAGGAGATTGATCTAACTGCTCTGGCTCAGGCCGATGATGGTGTTTGCATAGCCTGCGAAGGTTAAATGAACGATCCCCGAGTCTGGTGGGTTCTAAGAACCATAGAAATTGTAACTTGTATTCACATTATTGTTAACATTTGGAAACATTGGTAATGAAAATAGGATTTAATTGCAGTAGTTTTGATCTGCTCCATGCCGGGCATGTGACCATGCTTAAAATGGAAAAAGAACGCTGTGACTATCTCAAGGTAGCACTACAGACCAATCCGGCCATAGACAGACCGGGTGTTAAAAATGTACCCGTACAGAGCATCTATGAACGCTATGTACAGCTACAGGCCTGTAAATACGTGGATGAAATTCTGGTCTATGACACCGAAGAAGAATTATTAAATCTGATCAAAACACAGACCATGCACATAAGATTCCTAAGCGAAGAATATTTAAATCGTGATTTTACGGGCAAGCAGTATTGCATTGACAGAGGCATAGAATTATACTATCATCCCCGAGAGCATACATATAGCAGCAGTGATTTACGAAGACGCACCTATGAATTAGAAAAACGTCGCAAAGAAAATCTGGGCATAGAGTCAAGTATACCACAACATTCACCTGAATTATTAACCAAGGAGTAAACATGAAGAAATTATTAGTAGTATTGGGTTTTGCTACATTTGCAACATCAGTGTTGGCAGAAAGTCCAATTAAACCAGACGCAAAATTAACACCAGGTGTAGTTAACACCAAGGTTACACCAAAAGAATACTGCGTAAGCGGTTATACTGGTCAGCCAGGTGTTCGCAATGTACCTGAGTCCGTAAAGAAACAGGTATTTGCTGTATACAAGATTGATCCAAAATCAGACAAGTACGAAATTGATCATTTAATCAGTTTAGAACTAGGTGGTGCTAATGATGTTAAAAATCTTTGGCCACAAAGTTATACAACTAAACCATTGAATGCTCATACCAAAGATGCACTTGAGAACAAACTTCACAAACTAATCTGCGATGGTAAAGTTAATGCAGCTGATGTACAGAAAGACGTTGCAGCTGACTGGACCGCAGCATATACAAAATACGTAGGACCATTACCTAAATAAGGCAATCATGGCAAAAAGCAGACTGACCGACAATCGCAATCATTTTAAACCCTTTAACTATCCCTGGGCCTATGATGCCTGGCTCAAACATGAACAGAGTCATTGGCTGCACACCGAAGTCCCCATGGCAGAAGATGTCAAGGACTGGAAAAAGAAGTTAAGTGTAGCTGAAAAACAATTCTTAGCCAACATATTCCGTTTCTTTACACAGGGTGACATTGACGTTGCCGGTGGTTATGTTAAAAACTATTTGCCATATTTTCCGCAACCAGAGATACGCATGATGCTCATGGGCTTTGCGGCTCGTGAAGCTCTGCACATTGCTGCATATTCACATCTGATTGAAACCGTGGGTATGCCTGAAAGCACCTATAACGAATTCCTGGAATACCAGGCCATGAAGGATAAACATGATTACGTACTGGAACTGTCTAACAAGAACGGCGACCTGGCATCCACGGCAGCACATATTGCTGTGTTCAGCGCTTTTACTGAGGGTATGCAGTTGTTTAGCAGTTTTATCATGCTGCTTAATTTTCCTCGCCATGGCTTGATGAAGGGCATGGGTCAGATTGTTACCTGGAGCATAGTTGACGAAACACAGCATGCAGAAAACATGATTAAACTGTTCCGTGAATACATCAAAGAGAACAACGAAATCTGGAACGACGATCTAAAAAGTCGCATATATACCATAGCAGAGAAAATGGTAGAGCTCGAAGACAAGTTCATTGAGCTAAGTTTTGCAGGTGGTCCAATGCGAGACCTGACCGAAACCGATGTAAAAGAATACATTAGATACATTGCAGACCGCAGACTCATAAGTTTAGGTCTCAAGGGTATCTTCAAACGCAAGAAGAATCCTCTGCCCTGGGTAGAAGAAATGATCAATGCTCCTGTGCATGGAAACTTCTTTGAAAACCGAGTGACTGATTATGCAAAAGGTGCTTTGAGTGGAAACTGGAACGACGTCTGGGCGTGATGTCATAGCTGTTGCTAGCATGCAACGCAATGAAGCCAAGTACATATTAGAATGGTTTAGTTATTATTTAATCCAGGGTGTGGATCATTTTGTGATCTACAACCACATGAGCACAGATGAAACTCAGAGCATCTATGAACGGCTTCGTGCAGCTGGATATTCTATTGACATTCACTACAGAGACGGTTATAATGTACATTATCCTATGCTACAGCATGCATTAACTGAAGTCTTACCTACGGTGGATTATTTGATTTTTGCTGACATGGATGAATTTTATTATCCAACCGAGGCAGAAAGTATAAGAGATGTTATCAATTCTATCAGAGATTACCATTGCAGTGCTTGGGGTGTTTATTGGTGTGCTTTTGGCAGCAGTGGTCTGGTGGCTGACCCAGAGCTTGTTACTGCTAGCTACGTTAATCGTGGTGCTGACAATCTGGTTACGAACCACCACATCAAAAGTATTGTACGGGGACGAGGGAAAGCCGGGTGGATAAGTGGCAGTAATCCACATCTGTTCCAGAGTGAATTCGGAACTGTGGATGTAACAGGTAACGCCATACATAATCCCCTGAATACCGGAACAGATCCAGTTCATGCACCCCTGAGAATCAATCATTATCAGTGCAAGAGCTGGGAATATTTTAAAACTAAAAAGCAAGCGCGTGGCAGTACCGCAGATCGAACTCCAGACGCTCCAGGTGCTCAGATACCTGACAGCGTGTTTCACGAATATGATTACAATGACATACCTGACAGCAGTATCTGGGACAGATTTGGCGACAAAATTATTAATCAGATGAACATATTGAAAGAGCAAATAAAATGACCATAGCTATAGCTACCATGCACAATGAAAAGTATCAGGAACTGGCAACAGAAACCTGGGACAACAACAAGATCAAATATGCAGAAAAACATGGCTACGCTTACATAGCCAAGACCGAAGACTTTTATGGATTTGAACCTGGCTTTGAAAAGATACAGTTCCTGTTAGATACTTTTGAAGCCTATGCCGACATCGAATGGATCTGGTGGACTGGAACCGACAGTCTGGTGACCAATTTTAATACTCGCATCGAAGATAAAGTTGCCGAAGCCAAGAGTCAAGATGCTGCGGCTCCACACATCATCATGAGTTCGGATTTTAATTTTGCCATCAACTGTGATAGCATCTTAATTAAAAACACTCCAGAAGCTCGTGCCTGGTTGCAGGACATCATGGACAACATGAGCAAGTATGCACATCATCAGTATAAGGAACAGCAATACATGCTGGACAGTGCTGATAAGTATACAGACATCATGGAAATCATGCCACAGCATTTCATGAACAGTTATGAATACAAAATGTATAAAGTTGCACCTTGGAACTATACCAAGACAACAGATGTGCATGATCAAAGGGGTCAATGGGAAACCGGTGATTGGCTCATACATTGGCCAGGCACTCAGCCTAATGAGCGTCTGGAGTTAGTCAAGGAATACAAAGAAAAAGTCATTTACTAAAACGGGGTTGATTATGGATAAACAAGAAATATTAAACGCGATTGAAGAATTTGTAACCGAAAAGAATGCGGCCAAGACCTGGACCGCTGGCAAGGATTTTGTAAACTATGCAGGTCCTTATTTTGATCATCAGGAAATAGTTGCTGCCGCTGGCACCTTACTAGATGGTTGGTTGGTCATGGGCAAAGACTGCCTGCGTTTTGAAAATAAATTTCCCAAACACTTTGGCAAAGAACACGGAGTCCTAACCAACTCAGGATCCAGTGCCAACCTACTGATGATGGCAGCCCTAAAAAGCCGACGCGGCCATAACTTTCCCCCGGGCACCAAGGTGCTCATGCCCATTGCAGGGTTTCCAACCACGCTCAATCCAACCCTGCAAATGGGATTTATTCCAGTATTCGTAGACATTGAATACGAAACTCTTAATCTAGACCTAACCCTGGCCGAGGCTCTGATCCAGAAGCACAACATCAAGGTCATTACCTTTGCTCATGTGCTGGGTAATCCACCTAACATGGATCAGGTTATGGAACTGGTCAACAAATACAACCTGGTGTTATTAGAAGACTGCTGTGATGGACTGGGCAGTACCTATGATGGTAAACCTCTGGGTTCATTTGGTGAAATGTCAAGTTGTAGCTTTTATCCGGCTCATCACATGACCATGGGTGAAGGTGGATTTGTAGCCTGCAAAGATAAAAATACCGAGACCATTGTGCGTAGTTTACGTGAATGGGGTCGTGGTTGCTACTGTGTAGGACCCGAAGCCAACAAACTTAAATGCGGAACCTGTGGTAAACGATTTGATGAATGGATTCCAAGCATGCCTGGCGAGATATTCGATCACAAGTATGTGTATGATGAAATTGGATTCAATCTTAAACCCATAGAATTACAGGCCAGCATGGGTCTTAAACAACTTGACAAGCTCGAAGAAATTGGTCAGTTGCGTCGTCGTAATTATAAATTATTGTTTGACATCTATGCTAAGTACGAAGAGTTCTTTTATTTACCACGCCCCAGAGCTAAAAGCGATCCAGATTGGTTTGCATTCCCTCTGACCATACGCAAGGATGCTCCATTCAAACGTGCTGACATTGTGGACTATCTGGAAGAAAATCTCATACAGACTCGTCCATATTTTGCTGGCAACATCATGCTGCAGCCAGCCTATCAGCATCTGAACCTGTTTGCCAACCAGGATGAAATTAAAACTAACTTTCCTGTTGCCACACATGTTACTACTCACACTTACTTCCATGGAACCAGTCCGGTGATAACTCCAGAACAGATTGCCTACATAGGTGAAAAGGTTGATGGATTCATGAGCTTATTTGTATGATGACCGCAGCTGAATTACAGGCCTTTGAAACCGACATAGCCGAATGCTTTAATCGTGCTGAGATTCGAGCGCCCATACATTTATACGATGGCAATGAAGAACAGATTCGCAAAATCTTTGAATGCATAGACATTAAAAAAGATTGGGTCTGTGCTACCTGGCGCAACCATTATCAGTGTTTATTAAAAGGTGTTCCACCTGAGTATCTAAAAGAACAGATTCTGGCTGGCAAGAGCATGGTCATGAACCTACCTGAGTATAAGATACATTGTTCCAGCATCGTTGGTGGCATACCCAGCATAGCCACGGGCATTGCTGCGGCCAATAAATTAAAAGGCAATGGCGAATGGGTCTGGTGCTGGTTAGGTGACATGAGTGCTGAAACCGGTGCGTTCCACGAAGCCTATAAGTATGCAGTGGGACAACAATTGCCCATAACCTTTATCATCGAAGACAATGGACTCAGTGTAGAAACTCCAACTGATCTGGTCTGGGGTCGTAGCAAACCCTGGTATCTGTTCAATGCCAGTCCTAGTTTTGACTTTGATTATGAGGCGCCTAACCTGGTCTACTACAAATACAAGAATACTAAATATCCACACGCAGGTGCGGGCGTCAGGGTGCAATTCTAATGAACAGAACCGAATTATACAATCGTGAATTAATCAAGGCCATGAACTGGTTGAGTCAACAACCCAACACGCTGTTTGTTGGTCAGGCAGTTCGTTATGCTGGCACAGGCATGTTTAACAGTTTAATTGACATAGCCGACGAGCAGAAGTTAGAATTTCCCATTACAGAAAACTTTCAGATGGGTTATTGCACAGGCCTGGCTCTGAATGGTTATGTACCCATAGCCATATATCCACGCTGGAACTTCTTATTGTGTGCGGCCGATCAGATTGTAAATCATCTGGACAAACTACACAGCATGAGTTCAGGTAAAGTAGATCCCAAGGTAATCATACGAGTAGCCGTGGGTACTGAAATACCAGTTGACCCACAGGACCAGCATCGTGGCAATTTTGCCCAAGCCTTTGCCAACATGTGTCAGCACATCAACATTGTTGAATTAAAACATTCAGACGACATCGTTGATGCCTATAAGTATGCATATACACGCAAGGGTAGTACTATACTAGTTGAATTCCCAGATTATGGCAAGACAGAAAATACTAATAACTGGCGCTAATGGCGTCATAGGTAAGATATTAACCCAGCATCTGATGACTGATCATGATGTTGTAGCCCTGCAGGGCCGTACTGATCTGGACCTCATGGATGCCAATGCAGTACAGTCCTGGTTTGCAGGTCAAAGTTTCAATGTCATCATACACTGTGCGGCCGCTGGAGCAGACAATGTAACCAGTCTGGCTCCCAGCATCACACATACCAACCTGGTGATCTGGGACAACATTAAAAATATCTGCAATGGTTATGGTAGTAAACTAATCAACATAGCATCTGGTTGTGAGCTGGGCACTGGTGCTGACAGACCCGAATATGTGCTCAGACAACAGTTGCCCCTGTATCCCTATGCACTCAGCAAGAATCTGATTGCTCGGGATGTACTTCGCTGGCAAAACTGGTACAACCTCAGATTATTTGGTATCATAGCTCAGACTCGTCTATTTAATCGCATTGATCAGGCAGCTGCTGAAAACAAAGAAACTTTTGATGTTTATAACGATCGCTACATGGATTACATCAGCCAAGCGGATTTTGTTCGCATAGTCCGACACTATGTAGAAAATTTTAATCTGATCAAGGACATAAACCTGGTGTACCTGACTAAAAAGAAAATTAGTCAGGTTGCTCAGGCATATATAGAAGACCAGGGATTCAATATAAAATTAAACGTACTGAACACCTTGACTGATGCAGATTATACTGGATGTGGTCTTAACTTAAACAGAATGGGAATATTATGAGCATGGGATTTCTAGCAGAAAACAAACAACCATCAACTAATAAAAAAATTGTCTATGTAACAGGCTGTCTGGGATTCATAGGATTCTATGTTGCTAAAAAATGCATGGAAGCAGGCTGGCACGTCATAGGCATAGACAAAATAACCTATGCTGCCAATCCAGATCGCGAAGCCGAATTAAAAATGATTTCCTATGACAACAAGGTTGAATTTGATCTGCAGCCCATAGACATCAATGAAATTGAACGTCTGGTGGATTGTGATTATGTTATCAACTGTGCAGCTGAAACTCATGTAGACAACAGCATAGATGGTTCAGATGTATTCCTAAAATCCAACATCAATGGCGTACATCATTTACTCAAGCTTATTACCAGCAAGGGTCGCTATGGCATGCCCATATTTCTGCATTTTAGTACTGACGAAGTCTATGGTGATATCATCGACGGAAGTTTTAGCGAAGATCATTTATTGCATCCCAGCAATCCATATTCAGCCACCAAGGCAGCTGCAGATCAGCTGATCCTGGCCTGGGCTCGTACTCATGATGTTCCCTATGTCATAGTTCGCCCAACCAATAACTATGGTGCTGGCCAGTATGTAGAAAAACTCATACCCAAGGCAGTCAAGTTCCTGCAGTTAGGCCGCAAGATTCCCTTGCATCTGGGTGGAACGCCGCGTCGTACCTGGTTACATGCAGAGGATACTGCAGATGCTGTCATACACATCATCAACAGTGGAACCGTCAACGAAATCTACAACATACCTGGTAACCATGAAACATCTAACCTGGAAGTAGTTGAAGCCGTGGTTCGAGAGTTTTACGGTGCAGATGCCAATGTAGCTGATTACATAAATACCAATTATGAACGACCCGGTGCTGATTTGCGATACAGTATCAATGGCACCAAGCTTAAAAAGCTGGGCTGGATGGCTCAGCGTAAACTTGACGCTGAAATTGCCGGCATAGTTAAATGGCATCGAGATAACTGGATATGGTGATGCCTGGCGAGACCACGCTGACCGTGGCCGAAGCCAGATTGGCTATTTGCAAAGGCTGTGAACATTTTAGAAATCTACTCAAGGTCTGTAAATTATGCGGCTGTTTCATGCCAGCCAAGACCCTATTGTCCGGAGCCAGTTGTCCGGATTCACCGCCCCGATGGCTGGCTGTAAATGATCCATCAACTAACCCAGATTGCCATAGTTGCAATCATAAGGAAACACATGGCACTTAATACACATATAACCTGCGAGAACTGTGACGCAGTGTTTAAATTGCAGCATGACATGGATGTTGAATACTATCCAGTGCGCGCCTGTCCATTCTGTGGAGAAAGTCTAGACGAAGAACACCTAGACGATGTTCCTACCGATGACGACAATTAATAACTGGTATTACCAGAACGAAATAATCACCCAACTACCCGACGACAAAGTCGGGTTTGTTTACTTGATCACCAATCTAGACACTGGCCGTCAGTACATAGGTAAAAAACTCAGCAAGTTTAGCAAAGTCAAATACAAGATGGTGACTCAGAAGAATGGCGTCAAGAAACGTAAAAAACTTCGAAGTCAGGTAGACAGCGACTGGCAAACCTATTGGAGTTCCAGTCCCGAGGTCCGAGCCGATGTAGCAGCTCTGGGTGAAGATCGGTTTCGCCGAGACATACTGTACTTCGCCGACAGCAAGGGGAGCCTTAGCTATCTGGAGGCCCGAGAACAATTTGCACGCCAAGTACTGGAAAATCCGACCAGTTGGTATAATGGCATTATACAGGTCAGAATTCACCGTAGTCATGTCATAAATATTCCACCCCTAAAAGTGCTTGACAAAATTTAAGAACCCATATATACTGCTCTTATGGATATAGTATTCATTTTAATCGTATATATGAAAAGCATAACTGGTTCGGTAGTTGAAGTCAGTCGTGCTACATACCCCAGTTTTGAAAGTTGTCAGACATCTGGTCATCTGTTGTTGCTTGAACATCAGATCAAACATCCAGAAGAATTCATGTCTGCGGAGTGTCATAAACTTGTTAACTGAAGCCGATTTAGAATTTCATTGGAATACTATGGTTCATATGTTTGGAGATCGCTTACCAAACCCCGAACGTGAACCCCGCAGATTTGCTTATTATGTACGAATCTATCAGCACCTAACTAAATTATATGGAGAACAACATGGGTAAATTTGTATTAGCCGACTGGACACCAAACTGGTATAACAATGCCAAACCCGAGGCTCAGCAGGAATTTAAATCTTTTCTGCAAGAACATCTCAGCACGGGTCAGATGCAGATTAACTTTACCAAGGCTGACGGAACTCAGCGAGTCATGAACTGTACTTTGGATGCAGACCTACTTCCGGCTCTGGAAGAAACCAAAGAAACAACCCGTAAAGAAAACATCAATGTGTTATGTGTCTGGGATCTGGACAAACAGGCCTGGCGCAGCTTTAAACTTGAAACCATACAGGAATTCAAACATGCATAAGTTCTTAAATCTTGTCCTGGCTCTGTTTGCAGCCATAACCAGTTACATAGCCTTCATGTGCTACATACAGACCAAAAACTACGAAGTGTACATCAATCAGCTAAGCGATCGTCTGAGTCAGGTCAATGTTGAATTACAGGGCACCAACGAAGAGATCAGAATCTTAAACAATCGAGTCGATTCACAAACAAAAAGCTTGACAAAACTGCAAGAAGATAATAGAATACAAGAAGTATTAATTAACGAGGCCCGTGCCAGAAGGAAACGATAATGGCTGATATATTTTCAAATAAACACATTGAAGAAATGATGCAAAAGATGGCGCATGGCAAAGAGCCCATAGCTGCCGAAATTGACCACACTAAGCCTGGATATAACATTGCTCTGATGCGAGCCTTTAACTGGTATAACTATGAAAAGGACCTAAAGACAGCCAGATCATATCTGAGAAGCTGGATCAAAAAGCAACAACCAGCTGAATTAAAAACCTTTGATGCAGTCCCAGACTTTTATATGCGACCAGTATTTGGTTGGCTGGCTCGTCTGGCTGAACATGGAGCTCAGCTAAGTCCTAAAGATAACACCAAGTTAACCGATACCATAGCAGACATGCTCAAGCAGGCGGTCAAAGCACCTGCAGAACCTGCGCAAGAAGATGCAGTAAAAAGACCCAGCATACAGGACGCACTTGCTGCCAAACAATCAGAATTCTTTGGTGAGTTGGAAGGTGAAATTGATAATTTTATTTTAAATGACTGTCGTAAAACTGACTTTAACTTATTTAAATACCTGCAAGGTGCCAACAGTCCCAAGGTATTTGGAACGGCCATCAAGAGTCTATTGGATCAGCGTATTACGGAAATAGCTCAGGTGCCTGCAGATGAACAATTGACCGAGGCTTATAGTTGCTTTACTGTGGCTCAGCGAGGTCGTTTAGAAAATTTCCTGCTAGAGTTGATTGAAGATGGCCAGCGTTGGGCGGACTTTAAGAAAGCCAATCAGAAGGTTCGGGTCAAGAAAGCCAAGCCCGCTGGAGTGCAGGTAGCCAAACTGCAATACCTACGGGAATTTGCCGAGCTAGGATTAACCAGTGTCAGTGCACCTTCAATCATTGGAGCTCAGCAGCTTTGGATCTATAATACTCGTAATAAAAAGCTTGGCTGTTATTATGCTACTGGTGCAGCTGGGTTCAGTGTTCGAGGCACAAGCCTGCAGGGCTATGATCCAGACACCAGTGTGCAAAGAACTCTTAGAAAACCAGACATCATTACCAAACAGGTACTGGATGCTGGCAAGGTTCAGCTTAGAAAAATTCTCAGTGACCTAACCACTACAGAAACAAAATTAAATGGTCGTATTAATTCTGAAATAATCCTATTGAGAGTACTATAATGAAGGTTTACATAAGCAAGTACCGAGACCATTGGGTAAGCCCCTACAAGATCTGTGAGGTGATCTGCTGGTGGCGTGAGATTGATTATGATGAACCCTGGGTTAAACGGCTTAATAAGCTATTAACTCCCATGTGTGAAACCTGGATGCGATTACTGGACTTCATGCATCCACCCATTAACTATGTTAAAATTGATCATTATGATACCTGGAGTCTGGATAGCACTTTAAGTCCAATCATACTGCCCATGCTTAGGCAACTTAAGGCCACCAAACACGGGGCTCCCTTTGTTGATGATGCCGATGTACCAGTCAGATTAAGAACCAATCACAATGTCACTGGCACTGCTGATCCAGATGTACATAGGATTCATGACGGTGTAGATAAAAAATTCTTTAAACGCTGGGACTATGTACTGGATGAAATGATCTGGACCTTTACACAACTATCCATGAACGATCATGAAGCTCCGTTTTATGATCATTCTCTAGCTAATAATCCAAAAGATGATCTTGATAAACAGGTTCGTAAGATTAAAGTAGATCATGTTGGGTTGAAGAAACATAACGAACGCATTGATAATGGATTGAAATTATTTGGAAAATACTACAGAAGCCTTTGGGATTAGATTATGAAGATTAAACTTGACATCACAGAATTACCCGACAACGTATACAATGGACTGCTCATGGAGTTCGTAAAGAAAGCCATCATCGAAGGCATCGACGTTCCACGCGGAGCCACGGTTGAAGACTGGAACCTTACTGCTGAATTAACCATACCAAACATACATTAGACATAAATATTATACCGAGCCAAAAGCTCAATAACTAAAAGCCCACAAGGCAGGAAGAATCATGGAAGACAATAACCCAGAAACAACAACTGAATTAGTTAATATCGCAACCGAAGCCATGGTCCAGAGCATTCCAACCAAATCTCAGACAGAATCACCCTGTGCAGATAAAGATCCGGCCTGTAACAGACGTTGGATTGATGCATTCAGCGATTGTGCTTGACATCTAGAACAAAATACTATATAATGGCAGTATATTTAATGAAAGTATCTCATGATAATTGTTGATTTTAATCAGACCGCCATCAGCACTCTAATGGCCGAATTGGCCGGTCGAACCGATGTAGAGATTCGCAAAGATCTCATACGCCACATGATCATCAATGCCATACGCAGCTACAAGGTAAAATTTGGAGCTGAGTTTGGTGAATTGGTCATTGCCTGTGATAACCGCAAATACTGGCGCAAAGATAAATTCCCCTATTACAAAGCCAGCCGTAAAAAGGCTCGTCAAGACAGTGGTTTTGACTGGAAACTAATCTTTGACACCCTGAGCGAAATTCGAGCCGAACTGCATCAGATTTTCCCCTACCAGGTCATAGATGTCGAAGGCGCCGAAGCCGACGATGTCATAGCTGTCCTGACTCTCTGGACTCAGACCAATGATCTGCAGACTGCTGCAGGATTGTTTGGCGAGCCTGAACCTCAACCTGTCCTAATATTGAGTGGTGATCATGATTTTATACAGCTACAGAAGTACAAGAATGTGTCCCAGTACAGCCCCATACATAAGAAGTGGATCAAGCCTGAGCAGAGCATACAGCATTATCTCATGCAGCACATCATCAAGGGTGACAAGGGAGATGGAATCCCCAACATATTGTCGGCCGACGATACATTTACCACCGAGGCTCGCCAAAGACCCATTACGGCTAAGAAGATGGACCCCTGGTTGGACATCAACCCCGACGAGTTCCATGCTCAGGTAGATACCGAGACAGCTCGTAACTTTCAGCGAAATCGTTATTTGATTGATTTTGATTATATTCCCGACACTGTCCGGAATAACATCATTGGTGCCTGGCAGACTCAGCCACGCAAGGACAAGAGTCAGCTATTAAATTATTTCATGGAGCACCGCATGAAAAATCTTATTGACAGTCTAGGAGACTTTTAATGAAACTAAGCGTAGTAGAAATTCTGGAGCAGGTAACCCTGGCTCCCACCAAGGCCGCCAAGGTAGCCAAGCTGCAGGAACTGGACAACCCAGTGCTGCGAGGTGTACTAAGCATTAACTTTGACACCAACATTGAATTAGATTTGCCGCCAGGTGATCCACCATATCGCATCAAGGATCCAGATATGCCCTATGCACCAGACCTTAATGACAGCAATCTGTATGCAGAATTCCGTCGCATGTATCTGGTGGTAAAAAATCATCCAAATCGTGCACCGGGCATGAAACGTCTGCAGGTAGAAAATATCTGGGTGCAGATACTGGAAGGTGTACATCATACCGAAGCCAAGTTGCTGTGCCAGATGAAGGCTCGAGAGTTAAGCAAAGCCTACAAAGGCCTGACAGCGGCTGTGGTAGCCGAGGCATTCCCAGGATTATTGCCTGATTTTAAGGCAGAAAAATAGTACTTAGTAATCAATAGGTTAGATTTTCTTTGTAATCAATGGGTTAGAGCTTGACATTTTGGTCTAGATCATATATAATGGTTGTATGTTAAATGAGAAAGGTATTATATTATGATGATGTTTATAAAAGAAAATTTTAATTATTCAGGCGGTTATTTGACCTATGATGGTAAGTTTGTGGCTCGTTTCAAGTATGCCAAGGACCACAATCAGTTTAAAAACTTTTTGATCAAGAATTTTGTTCAGAGTGAGTATTTTGACCGCTTGGCCAATGGTGAAAGTCCCTTGGGTGTTCTGGGTAGCAAGGGTTATATCCCTGGTCATGTCAAGAAGTTTTTAATCAAGATGGGTTTTGAACCCAATACAAATGGATTGAAAGAATGGGGTCGTGCGGCTCAACAATTAACAGCATAGGAGAACTTATGAAAAAGATATTATTAGCACTAACTCTGGCAGCAGCTTCAACCAGTGCTTTTGCACACAATGGTTGGGGTCATGGCGGATATTACAACGGTGGATATCATGGCGGTTATGGCCATGGTGGTTACTATAACAACAATTATAACTATGTAATGCCATTGTTGATTGGTGGTGTCATAGGTTATGAATTAGGTCAACCACGCTATGGTTCACCAGTAACTACCAATGTATATCCAAGCACACCAATCTATCAGAATTGCACAGCCTGGATCGAAAGCATTGACCAGTACGGCAACCATACCCGAACCCGTACCTGTTACTAAAAGCTTGACAGCCCAGTGCTGTTCATATATAATGATGTTTTACGTGAGGATTTGTTATGACCATGCATTTATTGCCTCCCATGTATTCGACTACTGGGAAGAAAAAAGGTAAGCCTAAGTTTCGTAATGCCGAGGCCGCAGCCAAGGCTCGACGCAACGCCGAAGTCTGGTCTGAACTACTGGTTCGCTATGACATTAAAAAAGATAATCCTAAAAATTCCAAGGTATCGCGAGCTACCAGATTCGATCCAGTTGTGCATAATGCTCCTGTGGTTGATCCTAAGCGCCTTACCCACCATATTCCTAGCCTGGATACTGGGGCTGGTCTAGCAGCTAAACGAGAAGTGACCCAGTATACTGGCACGGCCATGATAGGCATAGGTCAGTTGCATAAGTCAAATGCCATACCAGTATTCCAGTCCGAAGATGCTGTCGACATTGCCAAGATGAGACGCGGATGAACGCCTGGTTTAGCCGTCACGTCACCAAAGGTGAACTCACAGAATTGCTGGCCTTCGCAGGCGTGACTCGTGAGAGCAGCATTCGGCATAGTAGCCATTATGAGCTACCCACCAGCATAGGCAGCATAGAGATACGCAGCGGCTATGACATCAGACTTAACAAACGCAAGATAGGCAGCATGGAAATGTTCCGTCAGGAAATTTATCGCATGATTAATCAAGGAGTAATATGAAACCCAACAGCAGTTTTAACCTAAGCAAGACCAGCAAGAAGTTGATTGCTGGAACACCCAAGAAGATACGCAGCATATTTAAAAACATGATGATTCAGGCCGAGCTGGCAGCAGCCATCAAACCTGTGTTCAAAGATCGTCAACCTAAACCCACCCAGGAGAACAACAATGGCTCAAGTAAATAATCCAGCGGATCTGATAAAAATTCGCCAGGCTCTGCAGGAATGCAGCAATGCACTGACCCGTACCGAAGCTGAACGGGACCTAATCAGCGACATCATTAAAAATACCTGTGACAGCTATGATCTGGATAAAAAAGTATTTCGTAAAATGATGGGCGTGTATCACAAACGCAACCTGAACGAAGAAGTACAGCAACACGAAGATTTTATAAACTTATATACAACCGTAACAGGAGCACAAAATGGCACAGTATAGTTTAACCATGTACGAAGACGATAGCGAAGGCAATACAGTATTTCGCAACAATTTAGATTTCAAAGCCGAACAGTTAGATGATGTCATTGGCAACTTTGAATTATTTCTCAAGGGTTCGGGATTTGTATTTTCTGGTCATGTAGACATTGTAGATAATGAAATCACCCTACACAATACCTATACCAACCTGGATCTAACCCCAGATTACAACAATGACTATTTTGCTGCAGCTCATTTAGACACGGGCCCAGGTGAGGTTTCAATTACGGGTGCCGAAGATATTTCATATGCCCCCAACGTTGAAATCAAACGACCTGACGATACCGAAGGCGGCTCAGTTGAATAGCCTGATGGCCCCAAAACTGATCTTGGAATATGCGGTCATAGACAGCATAGGTCGCAATAAGGGCTGGCACATGCATGGCTTTATCAACAGCCTGGATGACCTGCCCATAATCGTCAATGAAATAAAGATTCAGCATCCAAACAAGCACATAAAAACCAAGGTCTATGAACATACAACAGCCTTTGGTTCGGTACAAATAACTTGACATCTTGTTGGTTTTCCTATAGAATGGTGTTATGATATTAAAAATACTAGATGAAATTAACAGCAGTGCCAGTCGTCTTCACAAAGAAGCTGTATTAACCAAGAATAAGGATAATGCAGATCTATGTGAAGCTTTTAGGTTGGCCTATGATCCATATACTCAATTCTATATACGTAAAATTCCCGATCATAAGCCCCAGGGCAAAGATAGCTTGAAATCCGCCATGTCCAGACTGAGTCTGCTTAGCAGCCGAACAGTCACGGGCAATGCAGGCATTGAGCATCTGAAAATTGTCCTGGGCAGTGTACATCCAAACGATGCCACCATCATAGAGCGCATCCTGGCCAAGGACCTGCGTTGTGGTGTAAGCGAGGCTACCATTAATAAAATCTGGCCAGGACTGATTCCTGAATACCCCGTAATGCTGGCTAGTCCCTATGACGCCAAGCTGGTGGATCGTATTCAGTGGCCGGCCATGACTCAGCTTAAAATGGACGGCATGAGATTCAATGCCATAGTACAGGATGGCAAGGTTGAATTCCGCACCCGCAATGGCCGAGAAATTGATCTGCTGGGCGAACTAGAAGAAGACTTCATAGGCCTGGCTGGCGGTGAGAATCTGGTGTTTGATGGAGAGCTAATTGTGGTCAATGCTGGCCAGGTATTAGATCGCAAGACCGGCAATGGCATATTAAATAAAAGTGTCAAGGGAACCATTAACCGCATGGAAGCAGCTCAGGTAGAAGCCACGCTGTGGGACATCATACCTGTGGCAGATTTTAAAGCTGGTGTGTGTCGTACCATCTATGGTGATAGATTTAAGAAACTCATGAATTTAATTTTAACCAGCCGCATTCATCTGGTGGAATGGAACATGGTAAACAACATTGCCGAAGCTCAGGCCAAGTTTACCGAATACTTTAACAATGGTCACGAAGGTATCATACTCAAAGATGTTACCGAAGTGTGGGAAAATAAAAGAGCCAAACACCAGATTAAATTCAAAGGTGAGTTGGAATGCGATCTCAGATGCGTAGGCTGGGAGGAAGGTACAGGTAAAAATGCTGGACGTTTGGGTGCTTTGGTGCTTGAGTCTCTTGATGGTGCTGTTAAGGTCAATGTGGGCTCGGGCTTTAGTGATGATGATAGAAATAGCATTACTGCTATTAATAGCCTCGGGCGGATCGTTACAGTCAAGTATAATGCCCGTATCAATGACAAAAGTACCGGACAGGGAAGTTTGTTCTTACCAGTGTTTATAGAATTTAGATCAGATAAATTTACACCAGACTCAGACAAGGATATTAAATAATGCATAATAAAGATAGTCGTACAGATAACTGGGCAGGTCGTCGTGACCCTGGTTCAGATCCTAATAATTTTAGATTTGCTCGCAGTGCCAGAGAAGCTGGGTTTTATTATACACAGCAATCTAATCAGGAAAAAGAACCCAATGGTTGGATTGTAGCACTCATAGTTGCCTGGATAGTCCTGGGCGTGGTTCTTATGGAAAATCCAAATTGGGTCGCGTAGGGTTTTGTTGTAAATGGATTGACGGTCCAGAACAGATCAACGGCTTTAAACCCGATGACGAAGCCAAGCAACTGAACACTCGTGTGACCACTGTGGCTTGGTTGAATCGTCAGACTCGGGACGTTGCCGAAGAACGACTCTGGGATCTGATGCGACATAACATAGAAAGTATTCGTAAACTTATTGAAAAGGTAGGAACACTAGATGATAATCGAAGGATGGTACGCCTGGGCAGTGATATACTTCCTGTGTACACTGAGCCTAGCTGGAGTTATTTTTGGAAGCGAAGTGATGTACGAGCATATGCAGAAAAGGCACTCGGAGAAGTTGGCCGGGTGGGCCGCAGTGCTGATGTTCGGTTGTCTTTTCATCCTGGCCAGTTTGTTGTGCTGGCTTCTGATATGCCTCGTATCGTGGAGCGTAGCCTAGAAGAATTTGAATATCATGCTGATCTAATCCGCTGGATGGGCTATGGTCAGACATTCCAGGACTTTAAATGCAATGTGCACATAGCTGGTAAGCAGGGTGCCGCAGGCATCATTGCTGCCCTGCCACGCCTCAGTCCTGAAGCTCGTAATACCATTACCATAGAGAATGACGAAACACGCTGGGGCATAGACGAAAGTGTCAAGCTGAGCCAGCACTGTGCTCTGGTTCTGGATATACATCATCATTGGATTCGTACTGGTGAATACATAGAGCCTGACGATGATCGATTAAAACCTGTGATAGATAGCTGGAGAGGTGTCAGACCTGCCCTGCATTATAGTGTGAGTCGCGAAGACTACTTGCCTGATCATGACCCCAATGTCAGACCAGACATGCAATCTTTATTAGATGCTGGATATAAGAAAAGCAAGCTCAGAGCGCATAGTGACTTTTATTGGAACAACGCAGTCAATAACTGGGCTCAGAGTTTTAGGGATATCTGGGACATACAGTGCGAAAGCAAAGCCAAGAATCTGGCTCGAGACGCCTTCTTAAACTATGCCAAGAGATAAATAATAATATGCCCCTATACGATTATCGCTGCAATAATTGCAGTCATGAATTTGAAAAAGTGTTGAAAGTCGCGGAACTGCACCTACCTACAACTCAACCCTGTCCGGCCTGTGGCCTTGAGGGTCATGTCGAAAAGACAATTGTTGGTGCGCCTCCAATTGGTGATGCTGTCAGGCTAGGTATCCGTAGAACCGACGACGGATTCAAAGAGGTACTACAAAAAATTCACAGCAATAATCCTGGTTCAAATCTCAATATAAAATTCTAGATATATACTAGTACATTATTAAACTGATGAAAGGTTGTCATGAAGAAAGCCCTTATAACAGGCATTAGCGGTCAGGATGGCAGCTATCTCGCCGAATACTTACTTACATTAAATTATGAAGTTCACGGTCTGATCCGCAGAAATTCATCCTATATAAGTCACCCTAACCTAAAAAATATCGAAAGCTATGTCCACCTACACTATGCAGATCTTACTGATTCAACTAATATTCGTAATATCATTAATCAAGTACAGCCAGACGAAATCTACAATCTTGCTGCCCAGTCTCATGTTGCTGTTAGTTTTGAATTACCCGAGTACACTGCTGATGTTGATGCTCTCGGCGCTCTACGTATACTTGATACTATTCGAAGCCTCGGATTAACTAAAAAGATTCGCTATTACCAGGCCAGCACTTCAGAGCTGTTTGGCAAGGTACGAGAAACTCCACAGACCGAAAATACTCCATTCTATCCTCGCAGTCCCTATGGTTGCAGCAAGTTATTTGCGCACTGGATCACCACCAACTATCGTGAAAGCTATGGCATCTTTGCCTGTTCAGGTATCCTGTTCAATCACGAAAGTCCACGCCGAGGTGAAAACTTTGTTACCCGAAAAATTACCCGTCAGCTAGCTCGTCTGGCAGTTGGCAGCACCAAGTCACCAGTTGTGCTGGGCAACATAGATGCTAAACGAGACTGGGGGCATGCTCAGGATTATGTTCGAGCCATGCATGCCATGATGCAGTTGGATGAACCCGAAGACTTTGTCATCAGTACCGAACAGACTCAGACAGTTCGTACCTTTTGTGAATTGGCTGCGGCTGAGTTGGGCTTTGACATAGTCTGGACCGGAACTGGCATAGATGAACGGGGTCATGATAAAGCAACAGGTCAGCTTTTAGTAGCCATTAGTTCAGATTTTTATCGCCCAGCCGAGGTTGAATTATTATTAGGTGATTGTAGCAAAGCCAGGACCAAACTAAACTGGCATCCAGAAATCAGCTTCCTGAGTCTGGTCAAAGACATGGTTAAATCAGATTTAAAATTAGCTCAATTTGAAAAGGACACCGCATGAAAATACTAGCGCCCATAAGCCTAGGAGAGCTCATAGACAAGATTACCATTTTAGAAATAAAAATGGAGCGAGTCAAAGATACCGAAAAGCGTCATAATATCCGAGTAGAGTATGAGGAACTAAGTTTAATTTATTTTCCGCTTCAGGATCGACACCTGGATAACTTTCATATAGAATTGAAGGAAGTAAATGAAAAGATCTGGGAACTAGAAGACATCATTCGCAACTGCATCAAACAAGATGACCGTGGCGATTTATACTATACTGCAGCTTTGAATATACCCCTGACAAACGATAAGCGAGCTGAGATTAAAAAACAGATCAATGAACAATTTGGCAGTGAAATCATCGAAGAAAAATTATATGGAGACAACAATGAGTAATGAAAAACCAGTACTTAGTCTAGGCGAACATTATGTCAGTGACTTTTTAAATGCCGACGAACACAGCACGGATCGTAAAAAATACAGTCTGGATCTTTGGTTAGATAAAAAGATCGGAGCCGTAAGACTGGGCCAGGTTGCTCCACCCGAAGCCATGTGGGGTCGGTATTGGTATCGAAGTGGTACTAATGCCACCATGACACGGGAATTGGGTAAAATTGTAACCGAAGTTACTGAACGAGTCAAGACCAAACCTGGTGATGTCTGGTTGGACATAGCCTGCAATGATGGCACATTACTGCGTCAGGTTCCAGATACATTTACCAAGGTAGGCATAGATCCCTGTGATGATACATTTCATGCCGAAAGCAGCAAACATGCTACGGTGATTCAGGATTACTTTAGCAAAGCGGCCTATGATAAAGCCACAGATAAAAAAGCCAAGGTCATTACCTGTGTGGCCATGTTCTATGATCTAGACGATCCAAATCCCTTTATTGAAGATCTGCATGCTGTATTAGATGACAATGGCGTGCTAATCTTACAAATGAGCTATACACCTCTGATGTTAAGTCAGATGGCTTTTGATAACATCTGTCATGAGCATGTATACTATTACAGTCTAGGCAGTCTGGCATACCTGTTCCAGCAGCATGGATTTGCAGTGATCGATGCTGATCTGAATGATGTCAATGGTGGCAGCATGCGAGTCTATCTGGTCAAGCAGGGTTGTGATCCAAAGATATTTGGAACCGAACAGTTGCGTCAGGTCTGCATGTACAGAACCGATGCCATCCTGACCATGGAAACCCGAGCAGACATAGCAGATTCAGATGTCTGGGGTAACTTTGGTATGCGCATCAACAAACTCAAGACCGATGTCTATGACTTCATGAACACTGCTCGTGAAGCTGGCAAAACCGTGTATGGCTATGGTGCATCAACCAAGGGCAATACACTGCTACAGTTATTCAACCTAACCACCAAGGACATCGTGGCCATTGCAGAACGCAGTCCCTATAAGTTTGGTAAAAAGACCATAGGTTCAGAAATTCCAATCATCAGCGAAGATGAAATGCGAGCAGCCCGACCCGATTACCTGTTTGTGCTGCCCTGGCACTTTATCGATGAGTTCATTGAACGCGAAAGACAATTTCTACTAGATGGTGGAGCCCTGGTGGTTCCCTGTCCAGAGTTCAAGATCATCACCAAAGCTGATCTGGTATGAAACACATCATATTCTTTAACCAGTTCCACAATGGCGATTGCTTTGTAGGCAAGGGCTATGTTCGTGACATGATGGAACAGATGCCTGACATTGAATTTAGCTATGCACACAACAATCATGCAGACATCATACGGGACCTGGGCATACCACACCTGGGTCTGAATGAAATTCCTCTCATGGATCGCATGACTCGAGTTGCCGAAAGCACTGATAAAGAAACTGTATACATAAACACCTGGGTAGGTTGCTGGCAAGGCACCAAATTCCCTCATGGTGAGCATATTAACTTTCAGCGTCTGCATGCAATCTGGCAGGAATACTTTGCGTATTTTAAACTGGACTGGACTGAAGATCCTGATTACTATTTACCTGAAATTGATTACAGCTGCTTTGATGTAAGCGGAGCAGATAGCTGGTTGCGAGACCATAAAGATCAGCGCCTGGTACTGGTGTGCAATGGCAGTGCCAACTCAGGTCAGAGTGGCATGAGTGATTTTACCCACAGCATTGGTCAGCTGGCCGCAGAATTCCCAGACATTAACTTTGTCTGCACCAGCCCCAGCAGCCTAACTGCGGCTAATATATACTATACCCGAGACATTAATGCTGGGTTAGAATCTGACATCAATCAGATCAGTTATCTGAGTCAGTGGAGTGAGTTGATCATTGGTAAAAATTCTGGGCCATTTAGCTACTGCCAGAATCGAGCCAACCTGGGCGATTCAAGACGCACCTTCCTGAACTTCAGCAAGTTGCCAACAGATTGCCCCAGTGGTGGTAGTCGATACCTGGCTCGTTGCTTATTTACACCTGTGACTGACGATGTACGAGCAACTGAATTGATCAGACAACAATTACTTTATCCAAACTTCCGAGGAACGGAATTACTAATATGAAACCTACATTCATCATAACCAGTGCCATCAACACCAATGTCGGTGTATATTCGCCAGAACTTCGCATACTGCAGACTCATGAAACTATCAACAGCATACAGGCCATATATCCAGATGCCATACTGGTACTGGTAGATGGTGGTCGAGCCATACAGGATACTGAGGGAGAATTAAATCTGCGTTGGAGTCAACTCAAGGCTCGCTGTCAGGTCAACATGAACCTGCAGGAAAATGATCAGATTGCGCACCTGCATAAGGAATTCTTCAACAACATACCAGTTAAAACCGAAATGGGCGGCACAACGGGATTGACAAAAAGTGTAGCAGAGCTTACACTGATGAGAGCAGTATTAGATGCCATTAAAAATAATGACACCATGCAGCCTGTGCGTGACACAGATCGCATCTTTAAAATATCTGGTCGCTATCAGCTAAGTCCATTATTTGAAACCGAAGTCTATGAAACCGATGCAGTTGCTGGTAAATATGTATTCCGTCAGCGTGATGTCAGCTGGATGCCAGATGCCCAAAAGAACGTTGGCACAGGTCATGGTTATGCTAGCCGACTCTGGAGTTTTACACCAGACCAGATAGACGATGTAACTGAAAGATTTGATAGCATGATTGATGATTGCATGGAGATCACCACCAAACATTACATAGACATTGAGCATCTTTTATTTAAACATTTCTCAGAGACCAACCCAGTTGAACTTGAACATACACATCTCATGGGAACCATTGCACACACAGGAGTAGTAGTATATGACTAAAAATTTAATTATTGGTACAGCCTGGGGCTACAAGGTAGACCTCATAGCAGTATTTGTAGAAAGCTGGAAACGTTACATGGCTGAGACTGCAGATTTGATTCTGCTGGTTGAACCAGATATTGTTCAGGATAAACTTAATTACCTATTGGAGAGTGGCGTTGATGTTAGATTCTATACTGCTGGATACTTCGTTCCTAGTGCTATTCATAATACTCGTTATTTTAAGTACCTGGACATACTGCTCGAGGCTCGTGGAGAATATGATCGAGTATTTCATTCGGATGTACGCGACGTTGCGTTCCAGGGTGACATCTTTGCTGAAATCGAACCCAAACCCGGACAGGTAGATTTATTTGTCAATGAAGAAGATCCTCGCTTTAACCTGGGCGAAAGATTTAATAAATATGTACTGACCACCAACTATGGCGAAGCAGTTGCCAAGGAACTAGAAGCTAATCGCATCTTATGTTCAGGCACTACTTTAGGTTCACAAGAGATGATGATTCAATACATAGTCTCACTCATGAACCAACGTGACATTAAAAAGATGATGGAAGTAGGCGGAATACCCGATGAGCAAGGTCCATACAATTACATATTCCATAAGGATCTATTACCTCATACCAAGTTGCCCAATGCCACAGGCGTAGGAACTTTGTGTCTGGTTCCACCAACTGATCTTAAAATACTAGATGATGGTCGTGTCAGTGTCTATGGTAAGATCCCCAGTGTCATACATCAATGGGATCGACATAATGCTACACCACATTTAATCAACCATTATTCAAACTTATACCTCAAGGAGTTAGGCTATGTCCTTTGATTTTGATTTTAACGCAGCTAAACTGGCAAAATGTCTGCCAAAAAATAAAAATACAGCTGAATTATTTGCTGTATTTGAACAGGTATTTCCAAAATACGACATCACAACTGTAGAACGCGTAGCTGGATTCCTGGCTCAGTGTGGTCATGAGAGTGCAGACTTTACTGTGCTAAAAGAAAATCTTAACTATAGTGCCGATGGTCTTCATAAAGTATTCCCTAAACGATTTCCTACACTGGAAAGTGCCAACCCTTATAACCGTAACCCAGAAAAGATTGCCAATAAAATCTATGCGGATCGCATGGGCAATGGTCCAGAAGCATCTGGCGAAGGATATAAATTCCGTGGTCGTGGTGCCATACAGTTAACTGGCAAAGACAACTATACAAAATTTGCGGCCAGCGTTGGCAAGAGTCTGGACGAAGCAGTTACCTATTGCGAAAACCTAACTGGTGCCATAGAAAGTGCCTGCTGGTTCTGGAAGACTCATAACCTAAACAACTACTGCGACAGCAACGACGTTGTTGGCATGACCAAGGTCATCAATGGTGGCACCCTGGGTTTAGATGAACGCAAACATCACTTTGAAAACAATCTAGTTGTCCTCAGCGCTTAATTTTAATCATGTTGGATTCGGGGGCAGTTATAAACCTGTCCCTGGTCTGCAACAGATCAATGAAAATGGCACCCGAGTCTATGCTACACCAGATGGTCAACGATACCCCAGTGTCACCACCATACTAAGCGAGCATGGACGCGAAGCCATAGAAGCCTGGCGTGCTCGCATTGGCGAAGCCGAGGCCAATAAAATCAGTACCCGAGCTGCCAGTCGTGGAACTAGACTGCATAGCTATACGGAAAGCTATCTAAAGAATGAAAGCATAGATTTTGGTGCAAACATATTTACGCAGGAACTGTTTAATACTTTTAAACCCGTACTGTCAGCCATAAGCAACATACATTGTTTGGAAACTCGTCTGTTCAGTCATCATCTAAGACTGGCCGGAACTGTTGATTGCATAGCCGAATACGAAGGCCGGCTCAGCATCATTGACTTTAAGACAGCCAGTAAGCCCAAGCAGCATGATTGGATTCATAACTATTTCATGCAGTGCAGTGCCTATGCCATCATGTACGAAGAACTGACCGGCATACCAGTCCCACAGCTGGTGGTTTTGGTAGCCGTAGAAGATTCGCATCCACAGGTGTTCATAGAGAAACGAAATCCCTGGGTGCCAGGTCTGCTAAAGTATCGAGACCTATACGAAAAAACTCATTGACATTTAATCTGAAAGCATATATAATTATAACATGAACCTAAGCGATTACATAAAAGTCTACGACAATGCCCTGGCGCCAGAGCTGTGTCAGCAGATCATAGATCGGTTCGAATCAGAACCTCAGCATCAGTTGGTGTTAAATCAGGGCATACAGAATTTCACCGAGATCAATGTCATACAGGCCAAATGGGACTTCTTAGATCCACTATATGCCAGCATCATGTATTACCGTCAGCAATTCTGGAAGGATTGTCATTTAACTGAACGACATGTTAATCCCGAACATACCTGGGAAGAGCTTCGCATGAAACGATATCGAGCCGGAACTGATGAACAGATTGCACCACACGTAGATGCCTGGGACCTGAACAGCTGTAAACGATTTGTTGCCTATTTTTGGTACTTGAATGATGTCACCGAAGGTGGGGAGACCGAATTCTATGACATAGATAAACCCCTCAAGATAGCACCACGCGCCGGCAGATTGCTCATGTTCACAACCACCCTGCATTTCCTGCATGCAGGACTGACGCCCATCAGCAATGACAAATACATAATTGGAGGATACTTCCATCATGGCGAATAGCATAACACAGAGAGAATGGGATCGCAGTGTGGGTTATGGAGCACCACCCGAAGAAGATCTCATACCCAATCTGCCCGAATACGAATTAGACCCATCCACGGGCGAAGTTAGAAAAAAATACAAACCAGAACCAGCAATTAAATACAAATGGGAAGAGAGCGATTTTGATTAAACCACTAAAAAAGAACGTACTAGTAGTCAGACTTAAAAAGAAATCCACAACAGAATCAGGTATAATCTTACAGAATGATTTTGATGGCAATGTAGATCGAGCACAGGTCATGGCCGTGGGTAGCGAAGTCACCATGGTTAAACCAGACGATGTTGTATTCTGTGATTGGAATAAAGCCAATCCTGTAACCGTAGATGATGTTCCGCATTATGTTGTCAGCGAAGATAACATAGTCTGGATATTTGATTCAGAAGATTAATGAAGATCATTAGCCTGATTTAAGTCTAATCCCCCTAGACAACTTAGGCTCAGTTCATATATAATAGTGTTATGAATAAGAAATTGTTCATGATGTAATATAAGCCTCAAATTAGACCTTGTAGCAGTCGAGAAAAAGATTACTACTCTCTGATGACATGAGTTTATAAATGTGGTATTTTATAAACGTAAAGGAGAACTATTATGTGGACAACACCAGCAGCTACAGAAATGCGCTTTGGTTTTGAAGTTACAATGTACGTAATGAATAAGTAATTATTCAGGTACATTAAAAGGGGGCGTAGGTCCCCTTTTTTATTAATTGGAGTTGTGATGAAAAAAATAGTATTGATTGGTCATGGATATGTTGGTCGTTACATAGCTGCTGAGCTAGACGCTCAGAGCATACATTATATCTGGACCAACCACAATAAATATATTCCTTTTGATGCAGACTTTATCATCAATGCTGCCGGATTCACTGGCGTGCCCAATGTAGATGCCTGCGAATTACGCAAGGCAGATACTGTTCAGGGCAACATTAACTTCCCTCTTCATCTAGAACGAACATTTGGATGTCAGATACTGCACCTGACCAGTGGTTGTGTGTATACTGGATATAAAGACAACGGCTGGACTGAATCAGACACCCCAAATTTTAACTGGAACAATGGAAGTTTTTATTCAGCCACCAAGGCAGAGTTTCAGAAGCTCTGGACAGAATATGGCTATGATAAAAAATCCTATCTGCTCCGACTTCGCATGCCCTTTGGTCCAGACAATCTGGACAAGAATCTGCTCATGAAGCTCTGGAACTATGACCGTCTGGTCAACTTTGAAAACAGCATTACCTATTTACCCGACCTGGCCCGAGCTGTGGTTCGATTCATAGAAGATCGTCCATTGCCAGGCATCTATAATGCAGTCAATCCCGGTGGCGTCACTACCCGACAGATCACAGAAATTGCTGGCATTAATAAACCATTTTATACCACCGAAGAATGGGCCAGCAAGGCCATAGCACCACGCAGCAACTGTGTGCTTAATACTGACAAGATGCAGGCCATATCAGAATTTAGACCTGCGGATCAGGCATTAAAAGAAGCCATTGACTTTATCAGAACAATTCCTATATAATGCGTAATATAAGGATCATTCGTACTGGTCTGGATTTAAAGTTGATCAAAGATCAGCTAAGAGAATTTTCCAGTGACTGGGGTCTGCAACGCAAACTAGAAGGTGCGGCTCAGCAGGATCCCAATCAGTTTTATACTCAGAGTGATGCACTGCAACTGGTCATGGGTGGCATAGAACACGAAGGTCAGTATGTAGGCGACACCGACATAAGTATACCTACACCGGCCTTTAAACGACACACGGCCATACTGGAACTGCTGCGAGATGAATTAAAGGTGCCAACTGTTAGACGCTGTGCTTTTTTAACCTTGCCCGTAGGCGGTGAGACCAAACGGCATTGTGATTTTGGTAGCTATTACCTGAACAAAGATCGATATCATGTCAGCATACAGGGCACATATGTGTATACGGTCTGGGATGCGGACGGTACGGCAGAAAGCATAACCATTGAACCTGGAACATTTTTTTGGTTCAATAATAAATTAGATCATGGCGCAGTCAACACTGGCAATCAGACTCGCATAACCTTTGTATTTGATGTACCACATGATTCTAGAAATCCTTAGATATATAAATATAATTACACAAGAGGGATAGACTCTTTAAACCTATCATTTCACACACAACACAGGAGCAGTAAATTATGTCAAATATGACACCGTTCGAGATTCGCCTTGAACTTTTAAAAATGGCGAAAGACATGCTCACCGAAGATTATTTTGGTAAGCGTGAATCCATCAGTCAAGATTGGAACGTCAAGGTTGAGGTAGCAAAACTCAATGGCGGATCAATTCCAGACCATCCAGGCTTTCCGGTATATCCATCAGAAAAAGAAATTATTAGTAAGGCTCAGGAACTAAACGGCTTTGTTAGTAATATCGAAACTAAACCAACAATTACAACTAAAAAATCTACTGTAACACAAAACGCCGCATAGCCCGGAGCAAGAGGTTTCCTCTTGCTCTTAAACTAAAGGAGATACAATGTTTAAAATCATACCTATAATTGTATTAGCAATACTAGCAGCATTCGTAGTACCAGAAATAAAAACCACCAGCGCTCAGGAGCGTCCACTAAAAGTAACATATGAGGATCTAAATCGATCCGCCCGCCAGCAGGTAGATTGCCTGGCCCAGAACATGTATTTTGAATCAGGATGGGAACC